AAATGAAGCTGCCGTTAGAAATGAACGTGCGGTCGTGTCGGTAGGAGTTCCGAATGTATTGGCCAGCTCTTTTTCAGAACTGATCAAACGGATCTCATCGACAGGGCCCCAGCTGAAAGCGCCAGCATATGCACCGATAGAGGTGGATACTGCGGGCACGACGTTAGTCAGGTCAATCTCTTGAACCTGAACTCCGGGTGATACTTGGAATGCCATTTTGGTTTATCCTCGTCAAAGTTTTGAGTTGATGTGAAGCATAATACGGATAGTCAATGTCTTATTTATAAATAGAGGGTTTTCAATAGCGGCCCATACTGCCCGCTGCTTCCCAGACATTGCCCTCCGCATCGACCTCGCGGTCATCGTCTTTCTTTGTATCCATATTTCCCAGAATGCCCACGGGCACGACATCTTCTTCTACTATCTTTAGACGATCATTGTAGAGCATATCTTTGATGTCTAGACTAGACATATTGACAAAGATATCAGTAGCGACAAACCATGCAAATAGCACTAGATTCATCACTGTATCATCATGGTTGCCATCAGCTGCCTCATATGACGATCCTACTGCCTCAAAAGTGCTGAGTTCCTGAATAGTATCTGCATCTGTCACACTCATCTTCTTGCTCTCGATCAGATCCTTGAGATTAGAGCAGCCAATGCGCTTGGTCTTCTTTGTCATTGTAGCACCAATAGCACCGAATTTGACAGCAGACTCTACAAACATATTCTCATACTCTAGATCGTAGTATAAGCCATTACAGACAACTGACCCCTGGTCATTACTCTCCACAATGATGTATGCTTTATTATACATCTTTGCATACTTGTAGATTGTATCTGGAAAGATAAGTGGAGATATTCGAGCATCTCGGAATGTTGCTACAGTTCTGAATGGGCGTGCGGTGACATCGATAAGTGAGAACGTGGAGTAGTCTTGGTTGCGCCCTTTAGCAACATCCACTGTCATCACATAGTTATGGTCAGAAACTGGCCTGTCATAGATCTTTACGCCATTCTCAATACAGATTGGCGATTCTGCCTTGAGTGAGAGCAGTGTCTCTGCATTGATCAGTGTATTACCGGTGCCATGAAAGCTATTACCAAATTCCTGCTCAAACTGCAGCTCAGATGTATTCGAGACAGTTTCTTTCTTCCACTTTTCATCGCGTCCTGGAACGTCCCACCAATCCACGCGGAACGGCTTATACTCATTCACGCCCTGAATTGCTCCTTCCCATATGCGGTGAAACTGATTGCCCACACCGTTTGCAGTGGAAGTGACAATGACCCGTGAGGTCTTACCAGAGGATATTACTGGATATGTGGAGGTATAGAATGTAGTTGCATCATTCACGAACGCGAACTCATCCAGGAATAGCAGATTGACGGACAAGCCACGGATTGAGCTACCAGAGGTAGCAGCTGCAATAACTCGCGAGTTATTAGAGAACTCAACCGACCCCTTGTTCAGCGCTTTACATCCGGGCTGTAGAAAGAATGGCAGATTCTCTAGCGCGAGCGTGAGTCGTGCCAGCATTTCACGCGCGGTGGCTGCTTTATTAGCTAGAATTGCAATAGTCTTATCTGGAGAAAATAGCGCAAACCAAAGTATATAAATGACAGAGCTGATTGACTTACCAGACTGACGGCAGGCAAGTACAATTGAGAAGCGATTGTCATTGAAGTGCTTAAACATCTTGCCCTGATATGGGTATGGCTCAAATGCCACTAGGCCACGATCTAGCGAGATTACTTTTACATAACGCCGAGCGAAGTACTCGGGATCCTTCATGCATTTTAGATACTCTGATACCTCGTCTGGAGCAAACTTTTGCTGTACGCCATCACGTTTAACCTGGGGGTTGCCAAGATACCCAAGATCAGCGTTCTTGATGAACATCTGGCTCTGAGGCTGAGACATTTTTTTCCTTTAGTTGTGCAATCAGGTGCTTCTGCAGATCAGTGGTTGATCCCAGAAATAAATTGTTCTGTGTAAGAGCAGGCTTTGATTCTGCCGACATCTCTTCTTTCCGCTGAATTTCTTTCTTGGCCTTCTGCAAAGCCATGAGCTTATCCGTCATATCAGAGGTGTTCTTCAGCATATTGCTTAGAACTTCAAACGCTCGTGGATGCTCAGACTGTAGTGCTAGATTAAGCATCTGCTCAATTGCTTCATTAGACTTAGTAACTAGGCCGCGATATGTCTCTCTAGAGAACTCGTAGTCATCCTTCACATCATCTCGATCTGGAGGAGGAGGTGGCACTGGCATATTGCCCTCCAATTTCTTAATCAGTTCTTCTCTAGTTGGTTTGCTCATAATATAAGCTTATTATCAAAAGTCAATAAACGGAATAATCGTAGTAGTAATTGGCCCGGTGGGTGTTTCCTGTGTGATCTCGATTTTCTCATAGCCTGTAGTTGCTGGCACTATATCGGTATCATTGAGATTAACCAGCACATCCTTAATTACTGCACGATGAGAAACTGGGCCGTAGAAGCGCACTCGTGTCTCAAAGTCTAGAGTATAGATGATTGCACGCCGTGCAATAAAGTCACCTTCATAGTCATCTGTCATCTGAACACCAGTCAATACAAACGGCAGGTCAGTCTTCACCTCTAGATCATCTAGATCCTTAATGGTTACTGTATATTCCGGCTGAAAGTATGGCAGAATTTGCTCCATACATTGCAGCGCATCATCCTGATTCTTTGCTATAATTGAAAGCTGAAATCCAATGCGATACGGTGCATAGTTACGCACGGCTGTGCGCTTATTCCCAGCTACAGATGCAACCTCCAGCATGTTATTGCGGTTGGTCTTTATAGATGAGTCATATATCATCGAGATAATCTCAAATGACATCCTAGGAAGCTTAATAGCTACCTTTGTGCCATCGAGATCTGGCTGTTCATCGAGACGAGCCAGGAACTTCTGCTTAGGGCCGTATGCCAGAGGAACCCGCGCAATATTCACGACATTCCCAGTGCCATCCTTGCGGACCACCGAGATGTTATTGAACAGTGTTCCAAATACTGAAACCACTTTACGGATAGTGGCATGGTAGAAGTGTCCTGAAAGCATATTGTAAATTATGAGGTGGTTGCTGTCAGAACCCAGCGCGATTGGCTTTCTACGCCGCCGACTATCAATCCAGTCATATAGACGAATGTGGCACTATGGCCAACGCTGATAATGCGGCTATCGTGTCCATATCCAAGCACCAAGCGGTTTGACTCCAATGATGCGCTATTTTCTTGGGAGAATATCTGATTCTGGTCAGTGTTATTCACTATGATAATAAATCTCCCAGCCGCTCCGTTTGCAAATCCGGTAATTGTCGATTCTGCAGTACCAGTAATCTTAAAGAATACTCCAGCGCTGAGCGCGCAGTCATCAATATTTGCTGCAGATGCAATACTCATTCCTTCAGTAAACGTCACAGATTCGGTCAGGCCGCCAGCGCTTCCTTGTGTGCCTTGAATACCTTGGATACCCTGAACACCGGTGGCAGTATTATTGGCCCAGTGACTTCCGCTCCATGTCCATGTTCTGACGCCTACAGTAAATTGTTGTCCTACGGTTGGTGATGGTGGGAAACTAAGAATAGAAGCCATAATTTATAAAATAGTGTGCGCGTGCGCAATACTCAGTTTGCTGGAGTAATCTATGGTTCACCGAACGGATTATGCTCAGTAAAATCAATGATGCCCTGCCCGCTCTGCTCAAAGGCATGATTCTGAGCCTGCTCATTATTATTTACAAATGTGGCATTTGCATCGGTAGTTGTGATGTCGTATATCTTATCAATATCCCAGGCAGCACCACTGCTTGATCCGATGAGCCGGTATTGGCTTCCTACAGTGAGCCGAAAGTTATTAAACTCGCCGTTGTTTGTAGTCAGAAGTCCCAGATAGATCTTTAGCTTTCCTGCCGTAGTAGTTTCTTCCATTCGAAGAACACTCGCTGAGATAATAACTGGATCTGCTGCACCAGTAGACAATACTAATGTCTGACTAACGTTTTCGCCAATATCAAACAGTGTTCCATTTGAGTTATCAATATCAAAGACATATTCGGTAGCTGAATTCTGCTGAACCTTGTCAATATCTGCAATGCCAGTATCAATAACCTCATTTGAGTACTCAAACAACTCGCAGCGCAGTTTATATACTGGGAATTTAGAAAGCTGATAGAATGGCTGCTGATGGTCCACAAACTTAATCTCAAACATCGACTTTGAGAGTGGCAGATAAATTAGATCACCTTCTGAAGGTCGATTTGCAGAAATTGTATTATTCCAGAATCCTACAAGTTTTTCCCAGGTGCGTTTAGCGACAACGAGAGTTGCCTGATCTCTAATCTCT